TCTCTAAATGCATAAAGAACCGCGTCGCAAATGTCTGAGTGAAACGTGTCTTTTATCTTTAATTTATCAGGATTTGGATCATCCCGGTCCCATTCCAAAAGCTTACTGTCTTCAGCAAATCTCGATTTCTTTTTAGCCATAAACCTTTGCGTACGAAGCGCATCGTTTAATAGCTCAATGTATTCAAACTTTCTTTGCTTCTCAGCGGGCGCAAGGGGAATGGAGTAACGCCTTGTAATTTCTTCTGTAATCTTTTTTCCAAGACCGCCGGTGTCTACCACTACTTTTTGTGGAGAATATTTCTTAATAAGTGCGTCGAGTTGGGAGGCAAATTCTGTGATTCCTTGTTTGTTTTTAACCACTTCTTCAACCAAGTACAGTTTTGGGTCTGAATCATTCCAGCCAAGTACAGCCATAGCGTCGCTATCGTCATACCCCAAATCGCACCCAATAACATAATTCCAACTAGTTCCATAATGTGGAAGGTCTGCATAATCATTTAATGAATCGTTGTATCTGAAGACAAGCGAGTTAGGATCAAAAGCCCATCTTCCGAAACATTCTCGCTGGATGCTTGGGTCTTCTCGTGTAACACCTTTTCTGTCAAGTTCTCGCTGCAGGATTTGTTCATGGCTGAGCCCTGATTTGATTGGGAGCCAGGGGTTGTCAAACATTGTCCAGTAGTGATGCGACCATTGTTTCGATACAGAGCATTCATAAAAATATCCAACAGGGACGGGGCCTGGAGTTCCGATAAGTCGTAAACGGCCAGCATAGTCGAATAGTCGTTTCGCGATAACTTCGTCGACAAGTTCTCTGATGTAATCCCTAAAAGCTTGGCATTCGTCGATATAACAAAGTGCAAGAGCCAAACCCCGAAACTTCTCAATTTCAGATTTATCTTTAGCGCCAGAAATATAAATAACTGAGCGGTTTGGAAACGTAAGTGATAACTCAGATTCATTAATCTTTGCTCCTAAGTTGTATTCTCTGCAAATTCTAAGTAGGTCCGGCCAGATGATTCGTTTAGCTGACAGGCGATTAAGTGTAATATACAAGCACACGATTCCTTCTCGCCCCAGTGCCGTGTGAACCAAGTCAGCGGCACACCCGACCGTCTTTCCAGCCCTAACACTACAAACGGCCGTGGCAAATGGCGATGGGTCTTGCACAAACGCGAGTTGTTTACCAAAACAAAAATCTGCGAGGTTGAAGGATTTCTTTTCTGTCTTTGAAAGAAACGCTTTGAATAAAGCGATTTCTTCATTGCTCAAGTGTTGTTCCATCCTGGAGCCAACCCCTTACCAATGGCACGACGTCTTGAGGTGTAAGCATATTGACGTCCATTGCTTTTTTCTTTGGATACATAAACTCCAAAAGCTTTATCAGCGTATCAGCTCTCATGTAATCAGGCTGAGCTGCAATGCTTTCGATAATTGCTGCAACCACGTCGAAATTGCATTCTTCAAACTTTGCCATGAGGTTACTTTTGTTTTTTGTTCCTTTTTTTCTTCCGCCTAATTTCTTATGTCCCTTTTCAAATGGCATACTATTCCCCCACTAAAATAGTTGACGCGCGTTATATGCTACAGGCTCGGTTATATATTCTTGGCGATAGCTTTGGGGCCACAACCTTGTTAACTCCCCGCTCGATAAGCCAGCCAAGCGGCGAGCATACAAAGAAGTACCCAGCGCCAAAGGTTCCAATTGAACATGATGTCACCACGCTCCAGTAAGCGACTACGGGGCCCAAACCTCGATACTTGTCGCCGCAAAAATGTTTATTAAATTCTACAGGACCATACTTGCAGGGATTTAACACAACGCGAAGGCCAAAGTTGATTGTTTTAATATCGGTAATTCGAAGAAGCGAGCAGGTTTGGTATCCTAACGCTAGTTCGATTACTTCATACGCAAGGGCAAGCCATTCTGAGATGGGCTCAAAGTCTCCGATGTCTCTTCTTCCCTTTGCAATGTCTACTATCCGGCCGTCGATTAATCCCCACCCCTTTTCGATTTCATCAGCTTCTTGGTAATAATGATTTTTTCTTAAATTAAGAACGGCTATTCCAATAATAGATCCCAGAGCCCGATTACTCCAGTCAGATAGATCAACAACATTGTCGATTCGTCGAGCAACCGTTTCAATGCGGTGCTGGGCTTCAACTTCTTGCTCTTTTGTATAAGTAAAATCACCATGGATTTCGGTAAAGTTTTGATTGTTTGTTACACCAAAACAAAGGCTTGTGATAAATAATATCAAATATTTCATTTCGTGTTCTCGTAATATTTCTTTTCGTTGAATGCCCTTCGTTGTTCTAACCATTCATCGATCTGAAATTGTTTAAGTTCTTCTGGGTTCATAAGCATTATCTTTTCGGCTCTCTCAGTTAATTCTTGATGCCTTAATATTTTAAGAGCGTTATAAGCTTCAATTTTCTTCCTGACTTCTTCTTTTCCTTCGATGCCAAATGTTGCAAGAGTAACAACGCATTGACCAAGCCGGTAACTTTCCCCAGGCTTGTATGCAATCTTTGTCGCCTTTACTTTGTGCTGCTGCTTTGTAAATGGCCGCCATGAAAATTCTTTAAAGCGCGTAAGTAAAACGCTTAGATAAAAAATTAATGCCTGCGCGGTATTTGTAATAAGCTTAAGCACTTTTTTGTGTTCTTGTTTTCTTATCTGTTTTCTCAGCAATCCAGCACATGATGTTGCCTTTATCAAAACCAAACTCGACGTCATTCCACTTGATGTGCACATTGCCGTAATCGTCCAAATGCATTTCGATTCCTGGATAAGTCCTGTCATCCAGCGTGCGCTTAATTTCTTGTTTTAGTACGGGCATCATAAATGCTTTGTGCAAATAAATATGGCTCAGTTTCTTCATGGCTTTTCTATCCTTTCAGTTAGTTCTTTTTCTAAATTTAATTTGTCGCTTCTCCAAGCAAGCTTGATGTAAGTAAAAGGCCTCTCCTCATCCCAAAACCCATAACCCAAAATCACATCAGGGTCATCTTTTAAACAAGCAACTGTAATTACTTGGTTTTTCATTACTTTTTCTAATCTTTTGTGCTGGGCCCACATCCAAATCTTTTTAGGCAGCATGGTGCTAGATTCTTGGCGGTACCAATTATTTTTTAGGTAAGTTGCAAACAGGAATGCTTCGTCGTCTGTTTGATGGGGTCGATATGTGATTAGTTGCTTCATTGCTTTGTTTTGCTACAAAGCTGGTTATTTGAGACAAAAAGCCTTTGCCATCATCTCAATCGCGTATCTAACTTTTCTTGTGGTAGTATTTAATTCTTTAGCGATTTCGTTGTAACTATAACCCTCAGCATGGAGCTGCCAGATAATTCTATGACGGACGGATTTGAATTCTTGCTCATGTAAGCAATGGCTTGCGAGCCTAAAATACTCAGCCTCAGATTCTTTGTGGGTTGAACCAAAGCGCCTCATTGCTTCTCTGTTTATCTTTTCGGCAAATGTGGTATCTGTGCCGTAAAAGAATTTTCCGCTCCAGGTATTTAACAATCCTGTTTGGCGGTTTTCGATGTCGACAAAGCCATCATCCTTTAGTTTCTTGTCCCAGATTTTGGTCAGTTGTTGCAGCGTCACTTTGTTGTTTTTGTTTTTCATCGATGAGATTTAAAACCTCGACGCTCACTTGATTTGCAGCGGCCTTTTTTACAAGATTGGCAACGTGTCTTTTTGGGACATAAGCCACTTGCGGGGGCAATTGCAGAATCAAAGTGCCGATAACTTTTTTTAGCTTGTCGTTAATTGGTAAGCCACTTAGCTCACTAATTTCTTCCACCCATCGGTTAAACTCGGTCATTCCTTGAGGAAGTCTTTCAGGAATAAAAGAATTCAACCAAATTAATAATTTAGTTAAGCGGGCTTTCAACTTTTTGTCCCTTCTCGATTGTTTCTTTTACTTCGCTTTCAATTCGTTTTCTTAACGCCAATCCTTTTTGCGCTAATCTTTGCATTTGAACAGCCGCCTCATTTGCCTTGTCCTGATACTGATTGGCTTCTTCGCTTTTGATGTGCGCTAAATAATAATATTGGCCAACTGCAAACTGAAGCTCGCTAAAAGCTTGCTCCACTTCTTGCAGCGTTTCTTCTTTTTTTTCTTTTTTAAATATGCTCACAGTTGCTCGCCTTTATCTTCTTCTTTTGTTTCAACGGGCTTTAGTTTTTCTTGCAGGTCTTTTACTTGGTTTGAAAGAGCCCCGATTTCTCTGACCAGCTGCTCAATCAAAATTTTTTCTAATCCACTTAGCACTTCAACTTTGCCGGTTTCTGGATCAAGAGTTGCTGCGTCTACAACAACTTTTAAGGGCACTAACTTTTTTTCTTCGCTCATAATTTCCTCACTCGTAGTCTTGTTTAGTCGCGCACGAATCACAAAGCCGATTGTGTTTGTGCAACGACAAAAAATGTTTACAGCATCTTAGGCATATTCTTTTTACCTTGTCAGCAACCTTCATGTGTTCGCGTCTTTTCTTCATTCTTTCCACTTCCTGTCGAACGGAAAACGCGGATTGTTGTCGCGCTTTCTTACATAATTTCTCCACGCCCTTTCTCTTTCGCAAACGTACTCGTCAGGTTTTGGAATTATTTTCAAAGCTGAATTGTAATACTCATGACTGCTTCTGCAACAAGCTTCTTCGCTAAAAGTAATAAGTGACTGCCAGTATTTCATTTCATTGGCCAAGCTCATTTTGGAATCACCGTTTCAAATAGCGTCACTCGTTTTGCGCTGCCTTTGTAAATCTCAAGCCTTCCTGGACCGTAATGTTGCCAAAGTCTTTTTTTGATTTTCCACACGTCTGTTTCAAATCCTTTTGCTTCGGCCCAGGAAAACTCGTCTCGAGATATGTCAAAAAATTTAAAGTCCGGGATGTAACAAATTCGGGCGTCGGTTAGATAAACATGATCTTGATTTTGAATGTCTTTTATTTCGCCGCACTTTTCACGAAGTTTTAGGTGCTGATAAACTGCGGCTTCTAATTGGGAGGCAAAGGAAAATCCTTCGTGATTAACCCTCTTGCTGCGGTATTTCAGGTTGCTTCTCATCGCTTGAACAAAAAATGTTGGGCGATGATTTTAGTTTTGTCTACTAGTTTTTTTCGTAATCGAAAATAAATTGCCTAATTATTTTTTTTGTTTCGTTTGGATAATTTAATCTATCCATGTGGTTAGCGGCACTCTTTATTAACAACACCCATTCTTTTTCATCCATAAGTTTGTACTGAATTCGGTACCATGGAATGCGTGCTTCTTTCAAAATGCTGCGAATTATGTGCACGGTTTTAAATTGTTGCATCGTCGTCTTTGTACGGATCTTTTCTTTTCTCGGGCGGTTTTTTATTCGGGCCTTTTTTATTATTTTTGTACAACAGCGCTGCTTGATCTAACAAATCGCAACCCTGGTAAAATTGTTTCGAGGTAATTTTATTGCTAAGCTTGTCATTCACAAGCTGCATACACCTATCCACAAATTCCCTGTCCGCCCAGTTGGTTTCTGGGATGCCATCAAACATCGACCGGGCGGCATCGTCCATTCTTTTTTGTTGTATATAATTTGTTCTCGCAACATGGACGGCTTCTGTCAGTTCTCCGAGCAGGGGAGCTGATCTACACGTCGCAAGGCAATGAGTTACCGCTTCCCTAAAATCGTGGTTTGATACATCTCGTAAGGCATTAAAAAAAATCTTTCTTCTTTGCTCCGAGTACGAGTGTGGCCATTGGCTCATCAATCTTTGCATTTCAATATCATAGGTCGATAGATCCATTTTGTTCATCCTCCGCTAAAATTTCTGCAATACCGCGTTCTTTTGGTTTGTTAGATGAAAGCCCGCGCCGATAAGTCTCCCATCCCCGGGATAACCACCCTGTTACAAACCGAACCATACCCCGATCGGATTTGGGCTTTTTATGTCCGTTGGTAGCAAGCCACATCTCCATTTTGACTTTTTCACGATCGATGTACTCCTGCGGATAAAGTTCTAAAAGCTTTTTATTAATAAAAAATGAAAGATCATTTTTAATAACAGTAGGCGTTGTAACCAAAACTTGTTTTGGTTCGACGCAAACTCTAAAAGAATTGTTTTTTGTATTATTGTTATATTGTTTAATTGTTAAATTGTTAGATTGTTTAATTGTGGACGATCCATTTTCTGGAGAGATTCTGGCAAGATTCTGTACAGATTCCGTACAGATTTCTTCTTTGCACTCCAAAACATCTAAATTTATTAGCTTTTTTAATGCCCCTAAAAATGATGCTTTTTCAACATTTGCGGTCCTGCAAAACCAATCAACGCGTATTGTTATAGACGATTTATAACGCTGTTCTGAGGCATGACTGAGCAAACAAATCCATGCCCACTTCTGTTCGTGGGTTAAAATATCGTACTTTTCTGTACGCCAAAATTTGTTGTGAAAAGCAAACCACCAAGGGGATTTGTAATCTCCCCTAACCTGGTATTTCTTCCAGTTTTTAATTGTTAGGGTTATGGATTCCATTTATGGATTTCTGTAGCTCTTTTTTGTGCTTAGCAATTACCCTGCTGTAAAAGTTTAATTGAAAGATTACATAGTCAGCTGCGGTTTCATAATCCTCAAACCACTTTTGGGTTTTGAATGCTTCTTTAAGCTTATCAAGGGGTATTTCTGTTTCGTGAACTATCTGCCAATCGTCGACCGCATCAAAGTAAACAAAATAGCCAGTTTGGTTTTTCATTTCTTAGTTCCTTGCGTTCTTGCGCTCTAAGAAACAATCTAAGCAATAGTAACCATTGCCCTTTTTACTTGGTCGGTTTGGTTTGCCGTGAATATTACAAACAGGGATTCCGTTTGAAGTTGGCGTAGGAGCGCTTTGGGCCGTTTGTTTAAGTGACCCGCTACCTACCCCTTGCCCGTCCCCTTTCGATTCATTGTAGGACTGAATAAACGCATTAGCAGCGCGTAATAAAGCTCGCTCGAGATTAGTTAATTGCATGATGTCTCCATAAAAGGTTTTTAAGACCCGATTGAGAACCGCATTCGGGTCAAGATGCGTTACCCCAGATTTCTTAAGGCGCGGGTACGCCTATTCGCCTTTGGCCCTGTGCACTACGGAACCAATGGGACAATGCTTCAAACACTATTTGCCTTGCTGTGTCAATAGCTTTTGATACTGCGCACAAAACTTAGCAACGGGGCAGTAGAGAGCGCATCTTGTGTTTTCTCCAGGGCGATAGTCAATCTCGTATGCGTTACCTAATTGCTCTAATTTTTCTTTGGCTTTTTCTTTGTCGGCGTAAAGCCCTCCGGGTATTGCCCGGGCAGTTCCTCTTTTCCTGATCGCCCAAATCGTTGGCTTTGCCCATCGGTCTTCGGGAGAACACTCCACTTCTTCAGTTTCAGCAAGTAGGTGAAGTCTGACTCTATCTTCAAGGAACGCTTTTGCTTCTTCGTCCGTCCAGATTGGGATTTCGAGTTGCACAACGGGAGTTTGCGGATATTCAGGGTCTCGCCTAGATTCAGGTTTTGAATGATCTCTAATAATGAGAATAATTCGTATGCTTGTAACGTCGTGTCCTTTTTCGCGTATAAGATGCGCCAGTAAGTTACACTGTTGCACCCACTCGATAGGAGCTTCTCCACGCTTAGCTTTCCAGGCCGTCGAGTTTTTAACATCAATCAATTCTCCGGTCTTTGGATTGTATAAATCGTAAGCACCCGATATCTTCTTTCCCTGTACCGTCTTAAACAATCTCTCTTCAGCTTGCCAACCTTCTTTGCACATTGTTTTGGCAGCGCGCTCAATCGTCGCATGGGCGGTTTCGCCCTGAAAAGTGTAAACAAGTTCACTTGCGTCTACCTCAATTTCTTCTTCATGTTTTCGTTTTAATGCAGCAATTTTAGGAGGGCCGATAAGCTCTGTGACCGTTCTCCAGCTGCCTTGATTGTCGTATGTTTTTTCTGATACCGCTCTTACAAACGGTTCTGGTAAGTTTAATTTGTTGGTAAGCTTCATGTGTTGCCGACCTCGCTTCCGGCTTGAAGTATTATACAAAACTCGATAATTAAAATCCAGACGCAATAATTGTCACTGGGTTGTAGCTTAATTGGTAAAGCCCCGAGCTGTTAACTCGGTTTATGACCGTTCGAGCCGGTCCGACCCAGCCATAAATTGTCACCGATAGATTAAAGCTTGAATTTCTACAAACTTATATTTGTCTAAGTTTGCTTTGTTATTGCAGTTCCAAAGAACCATTTTTAGTTTTAGTTTTTTGTTTCCAAACTCTTGGTATTCGGGGATGTCTCCAACGATGTGTTTTACCTGCCAAACTTTTCTACCTAAAATAAGATAGGCTTTGTATTTTGGTTTATTTAATTCCATTGTGGAGAAAGCTAAAATGAAAGGCGTCAACGCGTTTAAAGTCGCCGCCCCAGCAACAAGTAATTAAATCAGTTGAATAGCTTTTCCACAATCTTCCTGGGATTTCTAAGTCTTCTTTTGTGGTAAGAAGGCCGCCCTCGTAAAAAATGTTTAAATCAATTGCAAGTCGGATTCTGTGATTGGATTGGAGAATGCCCTTACCGGTAGAAGCGTAAATTTCCGCCATCTGCTCGGGGCGGTAAGCCTCCCCGAGCGTGACGTAGTAGTTCCTTTTTCTTAGGTCTGCAATGAAACGAGAGAGAAATAAACTGAACTGCTGTTGTTTTTCAACCAGTGTCAGCACTGAAGTATTATACTTTTTTTGTTTCAGTGACACAACCAATACAAGGTGTTAGCGCCTCTTTCACGCTTTCGACATTGTGCTCTTTGTTGTCATCCCCAACGTAATTAATGATTTGGTCTAATAGGTCTTTAATGCCAGGGTACTTGCTTTCTAAAAACTTTAAAGCAAGACGTAGGGCAATAGGGCCTAGTAATTTTAAAATGGGAATTAACCAAGTAGGCATTAGGCCTCCTTAATAAAATCTGCGATTTTTTTACCAACCCCGACGCTATCTTCAACCTGATCAGACAACTCAACGGCCAATTCAAATCCTTTTGCAATTTTGTCTTCTAGTTTTTTATCTTCTAATGCTGCTAGCTTTTCTTTGACCACTTTTATAATAGGCTCTTTGTCTTTATGTGAAAGAGCTAAGAATTCTTCACCGCAAGCTTTCCAGTTTCTTTTTCCGTCTAGCTCTCCAGCTAAAGCAACGCCCCTTCTAATTGCTGATAAGAACTTTCCATTAGCTAAATCTCTTGCAGCAAGTCCGATATCAATTAAATCTTTAATAAGCTTTTCTAAGTTAGGTGACATAAATCTCCTTTATGTTTTGTTGATTAAATAGTTTACGATTGAAGTCACAATCATCGTCACAAAACCGCAAAAACTTGAGACTACAAGGGAGGCTGTTCTTACCGTTGCAAGACTTGTTACTTTAAACTCTTGAAGCTTATCTATTTTTTCCTCAATACGATTTAACCTCTCGTAGAGTTTTTCTAAATGAAAATCATTGAGAGAGTTGTTGTTCATACCTGCCTACCTAAAGTCGTTTGGTATGCTTGTACGGCAGTATAAAAGTTAGAGGCTTCAGTCGCGTCTAGTCCAAGCCCTATGCTAGCAAAAGCACATTCCTTTGAAGACGCGCCCGTAACCCCGTTAATGCCGTTTACATAAATAGGTAAATTTGGTTGCGCGCTTGATGCTGCGGTTCCCGATAAAACAGAGGAACCGTTTTTGTAAATACTTACTGTTGTGGCATCAACTCTTGAAGCCAGATAAAATCCTTGTGCGTTTGTGTTTGCTGGATTTAAAACCGCGGAAGAGGCAAGCCTTGTTCTGATGGTGTCTTGATATCTTGTTCCTAAATGCGTCCCGTTTGGGCTTACAAAAGCACCCACCTCAAATTCAACTTGTCCGGCGGCACCAACCGATCTTGAATAATAGGAAATATGACAATCAGAAATTGAAAGAGATTCTGTAACGGGGTTAAATTGCGTATTTCTTTGACCCGTAAATCCATTAGCCGTATCAGTTCCGACTCCAATTAACCGAAACGTATTTGGATTTTTCAAATTGTAAGAATGGGGAATTGAGTTTCCTCCTACGGCGGGATAAATTGCAAGCATTTTTGACCACAAACCATAAGATTTTAAATCAAGCACTAATTGATTAACTGCGCTTTGTTGAGTGGAATCTGTAATTGATGCCGCGTAAATAAAGTTTTCTGCATCTGCATCAAGCCCTGAAGGCACCCAAAATCTTCCTAGCGTTTGTTGATAAGAATTTACAGCGGTTGTTAAATCTTGAACTTCGATAGCCGACAACCCGTCTCCAATCGAAACAAAAGAATATTTTCTGTTAGATGGTGTAATAACTGAACCATTGAAACGAACAGATCCTAAAATAATAGTTTCATTTAAATGAGAAGAACTTGTAGAAGCGTAATCTGTTTTTAGAAATCCATTTTGATACGTTTTAATATTTGTAGAAGAAGGCTCTCTGTTTCCCACAAAAAAACCAATTGTATTATATATTACGTTATCATCAGAAGCTGTGCCGCTTGCTAAGCGAACTCGTAAAGTTCTGTTGCTTCCTGCTAGTGTTCCTAATCCTAAATGAGTTCCTAAAATTGCCGGTGAAGTGACTAGATTTCCTAAGTCATAAGTGTTGTTGTTTATGTCTAAAAAAGAATATGCGGACAAATGAGTGCTAGTTGCCGACAACTCGGTTGAGCCATTTAAAAATGTATCAGCATATCCGTTAGTGCTATTTCCTTGTGCGCCATCGCTATCGTGAGTCCAACTATTAATAAAGCTTAACCTAAATGCAGCATCTAAATCTCTGGGGTCCATTAAATTATATTTGTGTGTCGTGGCTGTTCCGCCAACAAAAGGGTAAACAGCTTTCATTTTTGTCCAAATGCCGTAACCCTTTAAATCAAGAACCAATGTGTTAATTGCAGATTGCTGTGTTAAATCTGTAATTCCAGCAGCGGTAATAAAGGCTTGCGCATCTGGATCAAAACCAGCGGCGGCTTGCTGCCTAAATGTAATTAGTCTTAAAAGATTCATTAGCTAAAATCTGTTGCAAAGGTTCCGTAGTATGTAACCGTTCCCCCGCCATCATCAATGTAGAGTAAATTAATAATGTCTACATTTCCAGTTGAACCAGACAAAGTAGGTGCAGTACCGCCGGGCCAAACAGCATCAGCAAAACTTCCAGCAGTAAAATCAATTGTGCCAGGAGTTGCGCCCTGAATAATTCTTAATACATAAGCGCCGCCCTGTAGCGGGTTATTCATTGTAACAACTGCGTTTGTTGTTCCGTTTAGTGTAACCGTTTGAACAGGGGAGGTTGACCAATTAATCGTAAAGTTTGTGGTTTCGGTCCCGTGATCATGATGTGCGGGACTGATTTTATAATCAGAAATTCCAGTTGTGTAATTGATTGACCCCTGTACAGTTAATGGATCACTAGGGGTAGAAGTTTGAATACCAACTAGACCGTCGTCAGTAATTCTCATTACTTCAAAATGCGCGTTTAATGTTGATCCTGACGCAACATCAGGGGGAGCAGTAGCAATGATCACATCACCGCCAGCACCGGTTCCAGTTCCTTGCGCTCCTGCAATAGTAAGCGTTCCAACTGACATATCTGTGTCAGTGCCGGAAGCTCGCATGGTTTGGATTTTTACGGCGTTGGCAGTTGTTTGATCTGCCGCCCCCCTGCCCAAATACATAGTGGAAATTGATGCAGTAGAAGAGCCAATTGCCAAACAGTTTGCGATTGAGTTTGTGCTTGCAGATCTTCCAATCGCAATAGATGCGGTTGAATTTGCTTGCGCGCCGTATCCAAGTGCAGTTGTGGCAGAGCCAGACGACGTTGATTGCGTTCCCACGGAAAGAGTAAAATTGGCAGAAGCATTAGCTTGTCCGCCCACAGCACAAGAGCCAGCGCCAGAGTTTGCAAGCCTTCCTATTGAAACCCCATTTGCATCGTTTCCGCCCCAAGTTCTTGTGGAAATTCCAACGCAAACAGAACCCAACCCGGCTTGTGCATCATACCCAATGGATACGCTGCCGCCATTATTGTTAGTTACCCTAGACAAAGAACCAATAGCAACGGATTGGGGTAAAGTCGTGCTTGTTGGCGATACATCATCTCCAATTAGTACGTTGTCAGATCCTGTGGTTAAGGCGTTCCCACAAGTTCCTGTTCCAAGAATTATGTTTCTCTGCCCTGTTATGCTTGTTGGCTTGGTTCTTCCAAGAACTACAGTATCAGTAGGATAACCAGTTTTAACGCCTTCGATTGTCCAGTAAGGATCAGTAGCCCCTGCTGCCAAAACATATTCAGTCGTTCCTAATCCCAGTCTTTGAGGAGCTCCAGCAGCTCCGCCAGTAATTAAATCCCCTTGAGTAGTCATGGGATTTGTCATTCCGGCAGATACGGTTCCCCAAGACAAATTGCCGCTGCCATCGTTTTCTAAATAAGTTGTTGCGCCCCCTTGAGCATTGGGCATTTTAATTGTGTAACCTGTGGTTGTATCAGCAGCTTTAATATTAATTGAACCGCTTACAGACCCATCTAAATTAAGACCGTCTAAAGAAGTTTCTCCAGATGCATCTCTTTTTACGATTGTTGATACAGTTGATAAATCAGTTGCGGCCTGTGTGTCTTGCACGCTTGTTGCTACATCAGCAGCGGTTTCTCCTCCAACAAATGCAACAGTAGCAGCAACGCTTCCGGGTCCTGTAGCAGTTACATCATTTGTAAGAGCGGTGATTGCAGAAGCGCTTCCTCCTACATTTTGCCAGGCGCTTCCGTCCCAAACATAAATCTCGCTTGTGGATTCTGTTACTCGTGCGTCACCCACCTCATTTCCACTAGTAGGTAAACTTGCCGGATCAGCTACAGCATCTTTCCAGCTTGCAGAACCATAGGAAGGAATATTGATAAAAGGCATTTGTTAAACTCCCTTAGTTACGCAAACAACATTTAAAGTTCCAGAATCACCGCCAGCGGGCGTGTAAACAACCCTAAGCCAAAGATAGTTTGAATTTTCTACGTTCCATAAAGTATCGCCATTGCCAGACAGGGTGACTGAACTAATCGTTGTCCAGGTTCCTGGAACAAGAACGTTTTTTTCATTGTCTTCTTCGTGGGTGTTTGACCCTTGCAAAGAAAGTACTCCTGCCAGAGTTCCCACGGTGGTGTAAACCGCTTGCACCGAAAGACCAAAAACTTGATCTAAAGGAACGGTTTCAGAAGTAATAGAAGAGGCCATGTCCCCAGCTTCTACAATGTCTATTGGTGCGTATCTCATTGTTTTTCCTTTTTACAAGTTTGCTTGTGTTGTTGCTCCGGCTCCACCCGATCCGCCTAGCGTTCCAGAGGGTCCGGTTCCAACGCTTCCGGCGGTTCCTTCAACGCTTGTTGCAGATCCGGTTGATAAATCCAAAATTAAAATACATCCACCGCCGCCGCCAGATCCTCCAGTGCCCCCGGTTCCAGTCCCAACACCGTTTCCGCCATCACCGCCGTCTCCCCCGCTCACAATAATCGCATTTGTTGCAGTGCTTCCCGCTAAGCTTGCGTAATACAAATAAACATAACCTCCGCCACTTCCTCCACCGCCGCCGCCACCGCCACAGTTGGAACCGGCAATGTTACCGCCATCTCCGCCACTCCCCCCCCTTGCATTAATTGCTCCAGCAGCAGTGCTTGCGCCCCGATCAATTTCATTTGCAGCAATGTAAACGACGCCTCCACTGTTTCCAGAACCTCCACCGCCACCGCCAGCACCCGAAGACCCATTTCCCGCTCCGCTCGCCCCACTTCCTCCAACAGCCCCCCCAGCAAGAGCGAGTGGGCCAATTGAACTAATTGCTAAAAGCAAATCTGTTTGTTTTCTTATAATCGCTCGCCCCGGACTTGGCGGGGCGGTCCCAGCCGATCCCCCAGAACCCGCGGCACCACTTCCGCCCGGCCCACCAAGACCAGCACCACCGCTATTTCCAGCAATAGGCCCAGTGCCAGAAACTCCAGCAGAACCCGCTCCCGTCGTTCCGTTTGTGCCTGCTTTTCCCTGGTAATTACCCGCTACAAAACCAGCATTTCCTTGAGCTACTGGGGCGGAACCGCCGGTATTTGTCAGTGCATCTACGCCATTAAATCCAGTGTAATTAATTGCAAAAGTACCAGCATTAGTTATATCAAGAGTGCCCCTAACGTAAATTCTCCAGCCATTTGTAAAAATTTGCCCAGAGCCGGAAATAGTTAAATTATCAAAATAAGCATCTCTGGTTAGTGCGCCACTAACAAGCGGCCCGCTTGTTGTGCTTGATGTAGTCACGGTTAAAGAACCGTCAGAGCCATCGCCAAAATATGTTTGAAGTGAAGGTGATGAAGCAGCGGTCCAGCTTAAGTTTCCAGAACCGTCGTTTGTGAGAACCGAACTTGCAGCGCCTTGAGCACTTGGAAGAACCAAAGAATAAGAAGTTGGGGCCGCAGGAGATGAAAGACCTACATAACCAGAGGTTGAGCCTAGAAGTTGAGTTTCTCCGCTTGCAGTAACTTTTAATCTATCCACATGAGAATTAAGAGAAGATCCAGAAGCGCCTGCAGGAGCTGTTGCAATGATAACATCTCCCCCTGCCCCCGTGCCCGTTCCCTGTGCTCCAGCAAGGGTTAAAGTACCAACGGTCATGCTGGTATCTGTTCCAGAAGCACGCATGGTCTGAATCTTTACAGCATTGGCTACAGTTTGAGATGCTCCGCCTCGACCAAGTAGAACGGTTTCTATGTCATATGCATCAGAACCAACAGCAAACTCTTTTGAGGCTGCCGCAGCTCTTCTGCCCAGGGAAATTGCACCAACAGAATTATTTGCTAACGTTGCCGATTCAGTTCCAAGCAAGGTGTTAGAATTTCCGGTTGTTAAATTAATTCCACCTGCTCCGGTATAAAAACAGGTGTCTGTTCCGATTAACGTATTGTGACTTCCGCTAGTTATGGCCCTTCCCGCTTGAGAACCCAAAGCAGAATTAGATAAAGCGTTCGCAGCTCGTAAAGCTGAGAATCCAATTGCAGTCATCGAAAAATTAGTAGAGCTTAATCCGGCGCCAGTTCCGACACAAGTGTTACCGGCTCCTGCATTTCCAGATAAGTGTCCAACCGCTACATTGGCATCGTGTCTACCCGCTCCTCTACCAGCTTGATAACCAACATATAGATTTCCGTATGATAAAGTTATGTTAGAGCCAGCCTGATATCCAATACAAATCGATCCAAAAGAAGAGGCAGAAGCATCTTGATAAGAAGCGGTTGCATTTTTTAACGCTTCAAAACCAATGGCAATCGTGTTTCCAACAAGGCCTGTGTTTGCAACCAAGGAAGCGGCATTTTTGCCGATTGCTATGTTGTTTGTTTGTGTGGTTAAAGAATTAAGAGCCCCATCACCAATAATAAAGTTTCCAACTCCGGTTAATCCAGCGGGCTTAGTTCTTCCCACAATAACAGTATCAGTCGGATATGCAGCTGTAGTTGATCCGGTTCCTACAATTCTCCATTCAGCGCCAGTGGTTGTTGAATACAAAACTTGGTCATCAGAAAAAGCAGGATAGGTTGCTTTATTGTTAAACGTATTCCAATCTGTTGAAGATAAATATCCGTCAGTTGCTACGCCCGATTGAGTAATTGAAATTGCGGGAGTTGTACCCCCAGAACTTGCAATAGGAGCGCTTCCAGTAACGCTTGTGACGTAAGTTCCAGCAGGTTGTTTATTATTAAAAGTATTCCAATCGGTGCTTGATAAATAGCCGTCACTTCCGGCCCCAGCCTGTGACATTTGAATGGTTGTGCCAGAACCAATGACCGCTCCGGTTCCGCCAGTAATTGTTAAAACAGAAGAAACTGTTTCGGTAAGATTTCCAAAAGAAAGAGTATTTTGCTTGTTGTTAAAAGTGTTCCAGTCGGTTGAAGATAAAAACCCGTCTTGCGCAGCTCCTGCTTGCAATACTTGAATCGTGGTACCGCTTCCCACTACTGCACCCGTTCCGCCAGTAATGGTTAAAATACTTGAAATCGTTTCTGTTAGGTTTCCAGTAGCTGGAGCAGGAGAAGTATTTGTAATTGTCGTTGTGCCAAGGGCTGTTGCAACGCTGATTCCTGTACCGCCGACAATCAATTGAGCCGCTGTTGTATCGCCATTAATAGATGTAATTCCACCGCCCCCGCCGCCAACAGGAGAATATTTTGAGTAAGTAGGCATTAGCTAACCTTCCCTGCAAGTGTTGCCGTAATTGTACCAGTGCCAGCGCCGCCGCTTGTATCAGTAAATTTCAATCGGATGTAAGCTGCTCCGGTTAAAGCAACATCAATAAAAGCTGTGTCAGCGGTTCCAGAAGCCGAGACTGGAGTGCTAAGAGTAACAGGAACCCAGGTACCAGAATCTATTTGCTCTGGTTGCACGCCGACGGGTGCAATGTAGTCGTTAGATACTTCAACATCAAAATCGCCGGTAACGCTATTTCCCCAGGCAATTGTGTAGGAGGCTAGCGAAATCATATTTACGTTTGTAACAAGGCTTGTTCTATTCTGATCAGCTACTACAGCGTCCATGACTTTTTGGGGCTTTAAAAGAACTCTTGAAGACATTTTGAACCGTCCTTGTGGGTTAGGGCCTTGTGGGCCTACTTATACAACTGGTTTTTTGCGCCAAACTAATCTTGTCTTTGACGTCTTTGCTGCTCTGTTTCAGTCAAAGAAGGAACTTGAGACTTTCTTCCCGATTTTGGGGCAAATTGTGGAGTTTGAGGGGGCGGCAAGTTTTTAGGAGCAAATGTGCTTTGCGCTGCCTGTATTGCTTGTGGTGTTAAAGTTGTGTCTAGTGGCATTCCACAGAACAAAGACAATGATTTTCTTGTTCTAAACGGTATGGGCTTATTTTCTGATTTTCTATCGATAATTTCTTCGGTCAAAACATTTAAAAAATAATTGTATGATTCTGGGTACATCGCTTGAATGTCTTGCACGTCTTTAGAAATTAAACTTCCTTCTTTAATTCTTTTTAAAACCATGGCGGGCTGTTCTGCAATTTGCAAAGTTCTGTAATACTTTTGCATTTCTGGTTTTGTCGGTTGTCTTTCAACGTTTAACAAACCGGCTTGCTTTACCCCGGGTCTTTGAGAAGCCAAATAATTCATGACCCTTGCATTGATAACACCGATGGCCGTGTTTTGTTCTGGCATATAATAACCAACATCTCCTCCGGCATCTAAAATCTGCTCCATGTCCTGTTCCATTTCCATTAATTTTTTATCAAGAGACTGCAAACTTCTTTCACTTGGAACTTTTACGGGGCTTGGCTTTTCTTCTTCAAAAATGCTGTTTACTGAATTTTTAACTAAGTAGGCGCCTTTTGCGGATTGCTTAATAAAATCCTGCATTGCCTCAAATGCTGTGGCGCTTACTTCTTTTGCTGATTCTAAAAATCGATACATTCCAAGGCCGGGCTTTGCTGCCTTGTCTTTAAATAACGAATCAAATCCTTGTTTCATCGCGCGTTGATTAAGTTTGTTCATTGCCAAGTCAGCTGCTTTTTGAGCGGCCCCTGTTGGCGTTAATAAATCCCCGATTCCCAACAACTGTTTTCCGAGCTCCAATAACGTTGGAGCCGTCCTTGATGGGTTTGCTGGAGTTCTGTCAGGAATGATTCTCATCAAAGCATTCCAATCATAAAGATTTTGAAGCTTTTGTTCTTGACCCTCAAAAGCAACTTTTAAAACGGCTTCTTTGTTTTTAAGAAAGTTTTTAAAGTTTGCAGAACTAAAAACGCCAGTGTTTCTATCGATAACCGATTTTTCTACCATTGCTAAATAATCGGCAAGAACACTATTCCATTTATCTCCAAGCAATGCTTTTGCATCCTGAACGGCAACCGTATTTGCAAAAAGTCTTTTTAAAACGTTTTCGGGTTTTATTTGTTTTTCTAAAACTCCTTCAGCTCCAAATCTGCCGCCCAATATTGATTCAAGCGCTTCTCTAAATTCTTCATTTTGTCTATACGCCTTAAAGCTTTCTCTTACCTGCAAGCTATCGTCCACCTTTTGAACGTTATCTTGAATTACGTCCATTAAAGATTTTTTTAATCTAGAAATTTGTCCACGGGCTTCTGGCGGGGTTGCCATGGTTAAGTAATTGTCTAAATTTTTTCTGACAGATCTTAATTGTCCAATGGTTAAATCTTTTTTGTTTAATGCTTTTACAACGTCACCAATTGCCCTGTGTGTTTGTCTTAAGTATGGGAAAGTAGAATCATATGGTTTTAATTTTAAAATTCCGTCTTCAAGCATTTCTATAGTGTTTGCAACGCCTGGAATAGATTGATCTAAAGAAGTTGCGAGAGCCGACACGTCATCAAGTTTATTTGTTCCAACAGTATCAAATTGTTTAAAAAATGATTCAAATCCTTTTTTTGTTTTTTCGTATGTGTCAGTTACCAAATCAACAAACTTTTGACCGGCTTGAACTGAATCGGAAATTGGGTTTGGGGATAAAGAAGTTATTGTGTCAGCAACCCCCTCAACAGATTGTTTTTTTATGTGCTGTTCAAACGTAATTTGTGCTTTTGCCAGATCATCGCCGCGCTCTTTTGCGACATTTAAAACCTTTGCAAGCTCTACATCTTCTAATGCTCGAAGCATTCCTTCGTGAGCTTCTATTTTTAATAAACCCTGGGCCCTAAGCCTATCTTGTGCTTCCTCAACAATTTTTCTTGTTTCTAATGGAACGCTTTCTAATTCTGGAAGCCCCTCTACAACCTTCATTAAATCATCAGAAGATTTGATCGTTTGGGAAGCGGCTTGCCCTAAGTCCTCTGCTGTTGGCGGAACTTTTGGTGTTACGATTCCTTGTTGTGCCAAAATGTCTGCTTCAGTAATAACCTGATCAGCATCTTTTTTTGCTTGGTTTAAAACTTGGGCAATTTTTCCGCCTTTTCTTGCCTTCCATAGTTCACTTACTTTACCGGCTCCGGCACCAAGTCCAGCCCCGATTAAAAACGATAACCCTGCGCCGCTTGCAACGTTTTCAGCAATTTGTAATGCGTCTTGTGGTTCATCAGACAAGAGCAATTTATCAACCTCATCAGCTGCGCCAAATATAGCGTTTTCAAGTCCGTATTTAGTGGTAAGACGTGCAATTTGACCTTCAACTCCTGCGGCAGCTGCACTTCCAGCAATTTCTGCAGCTCCGCCAAGTGTGTATTTTGAAGCCGTAGCAAGCCTACTTAAATAATTTGGTAATTGGGCCCCTTTTTGGGCAAGGGATGCTGCTTTTGTTATGGCCATCCCAGGAAGTATTAAACCGCCCAACTCAATTGCTGTAGAGAGCCCTTCGCCAACAGAAATCTTTTCTCTTTTTTTAATTGCTTCCGGTTCTACTCCCAAAGCAACTTCGGCAGCTGTTGCGAGTGGCCCAAACAAACCCCTGGCACCCGCCTCTAATACGCCAATACCTGTTTGGCTTGCTTGATAAAATGGGACGTCTTCTGGGGCAACGGTTTCAAACCCAAGACCTGTTAAATATTCCGCTTCTTCTGAAACTGCTTCGTAAAGCTGCCCGCCAGTAAGTAAAGGTATTTTGTTTGGTGTATCGGCCATGGTTACCTGGTTAAATTGTTTTTAATTAAAAGGTCTTTCATGTCCTTTAATAACTTTGCAGACTGAGCTGCCTTTTGTGCCGCGTCTGATAATTTAATTTGTCCGGCTTTTGGTAAAATGTCTTCAAAAAGCTTAACGTTTCTTTCGCTTATTTGTCCGGTTGATAGCAATGAACTAATCGCAATTCTTGCCTCTGCATTTAAAGCCTCTGCCGCCGCCGGCATTTCTCCTAATACATCAATTCCTGCAACCTCTAGCTGTCTACCGTATTTGTTATTAAAATCTATAATTCTTCTTAACGCAGATTCTGCTGCGGCAATCGCATCACTTCTTTTTTGTAGGTCAGAAACCGCACCTTTGTTTCTTGCATATAGCTTTACAGACCTTCCTTTTTGGTCAGTTACCCTTACTGCGGATTCCAATCTTTCATCAAGTCGATCGGGCACCTCAATTAGTTTTCCTTCTTGTTGTGCTTGATCATAAGCCTTTCTCATTTCAAATTTTGCCAGGCCCTCTTTTGCTTGTTGAGCCTTAAGCCTATTTTCAGCAATAGCAGCATCGATAGCAGTTCTGCCTGCAATATTATTTGGGTCTAATTTCAATTTGGCGTCTTGCAACCTCATTTCCACAATTCCTCGAAGTTGTGTTGCGGTTTGAAAATAAGCAGCCCTACCGTCTTTAAGAATATCCAAATTTTGCTTATACAAATTCATTTTATCAGCGCGGGATGCCCTCTGCGATTCAATGTCTCTTTCAATCTGTTTATTTAGCATTGCCATGACAGGATTTTCTTGTCGCAATATTCCTCCGGCTGCGCCACCCAACAAAATTCCAATCATGGTTCTAATCTTTTTTCCAGTAGACATATTTTCGTAAAGCCTATCTGGATTAATTTGATTTTCTGGTTTTCTCATTTCTGCTCTAAAATCCAAATCCGCTTGTTCTATTCTCGCCTGCACGTTTTGAGCTGCCATAATAAATGCATTGGCCCTGTCTGCTTCACTGACATTTGGGTCAACCATTACTTCTTCTGGACTTCTTACTATTGCGGGCGCTTGCAGTGGCCTACTTAAATCTAATGGCCGTCTTTCTGGCGTTGGCTCTACTTGTTCCGCCACTTCTTCTGTTGTTGTTGGTACAGGCTCTTGTAAAGACGGAGCGGCTGCGCCCAAGATTCCGGGCCCTTGTTCTCCAGGCTCCATGGCAACAGGTTCTCTTACTTCGCCCCTTTGTGCTGCCTGGTATTCATCATATTCTCTTTGCTTTCTTGCAGCATATTGATCACCGGTTTCTCCTGGCAAATAATCTGGAACATTTAACGGATTTATTGAGGCCAAAGGACCCGGGGGCAATGGCCCTTTAGGAGCAAATCTGGGACCCGGCTCTTCGGCTGGAGTTGCCCCAGCGCCGCGATACACAGGCTCTCCAGTTGCAACGTCTGTTGCCGTGGGCTCTGGCATAGCAGCAATTTGTTGTGGGCTAATGCTTTCTTCTGCGCCTTGAATTACTTTTTGCGCAACAGCCTCAGTAATTTGTGCGCCAATGTTTTTTAGGGCATCTCCTGAATCCAACTCAGGCACCGGCATTTGATTTTCTTCTTCTGTCGGCGTTCCTTCTGCTTGGTGAATAGGTAATTTGTCTAAAGCCCTTCTTTGTTTTTTGCTTATACCACCCTTAGCAATGACAAGCTCATGACCGTTTTCATGCTTTAATACGGCACGAGAATCATCCTCATTAATTTTTTTAAAGCCCTTATACAGGTCTTGCATTTTACTTCCTCTTTGATTGTTTTTTTGCAAGAACGGCTGCTACAAACTTTCTTGCCTGTTCTGCTGGGTCTTTAGAGTTCATGACACTTCTTGGAATTACAATTCCGCCTTCTTCAAGCGTCATTGGAACCGTATCGTTTTTAAGACTGTCTCCAGCAACCTTTGCTTGTCCTGGGATTTTTACTCCGGCCTTATGGGGTTCTTTTTGTCCGGCTGCTACCTTTTTTACTTCTTGCGGTGGCAAGTATTTTTCACCGGGGCTTACCATGGCGGGAACTTTACCGCCTTCGGCAAATCCTGGTTGGTATTGTGGTATTTGCATTTGCCCGATTGTCTGCGGCGTTACCATGGGATTTACAGGAGCGGGCATTTGAGTTGGTACACCTAAATTTGCTCCAGCATATCCGCCTTGAGTTTGACCTTTAACTCCAGGTTTAAATAACCCAGCTAATGCGCTTCCAACAGCTTTACCGGCACCCATGCCCGCTTGTGCTCCAGTTTGGTAATTTGTTTGGGCGCCCATCATTCCTGATTGAAAACCTTTTGCAAACCTTTGTCCTGCTGTTTCTTCTTTTTCTTTTTCGTCTTCTTTGTCTTTTGTAACTTCGCCACCCTCTGCAAGTCCAATAACCTGTCCAACCCCTCCAATCAAACCGCCAACAAGTCCAGATTGAAATTGTTGATTACCAGAAGCTATTGCTGCTTGAGTTGCATTTCTTCGTGCGATTGCATCTAAAATGTTTTGCTGTGCTGCTGTTGTTCCCTGTATTCCTAATTGCTGAGCGCCTTGAACTTGTCCTAATTGTTGTCCCGATAATGCTGCTAATTGCTGTCTTGCTGCTAATTGTTCTTGTGCTCTTAGAGTTGCTGCTTGTCCTGCCGCTTGTTGTTGCGTTTGAGCAGCTTGTTGAGCAATGTTTCTTCCCATTAAACCAACGTTGGCGCTTGCTCCTCTTTGTCCAGCTAACATCGCGCCTTGTCTTGCAACGTTCTGCCCTGTCGTCTCTGCTAATTGCGCTTGCGCGACACTTGGTCCTTGTCCTTGAACAGCTCCTGATAATTCTCTTCCAAGCATCATTTGTTGTTGAATAGCTTGTGGAGTTTGCATTTGAAGCGCTTGAGTAAATGCTTGTTGGTTTCTTAAGGCTTGTTGTTGTTGATTGTATAGCTGCTGTGCTTGAGCGGGACTTGCAGCATATTCTGCTTGCCAGTTAGCCCCAGAGCTTCCGCCGAAAAGACCACCCAAAAAGTTCATGGGTCTATTTTGTAATTTATCTCTAGTAATCATTATAACGCCCTCAGTATGATTTTTTCTTTTGAAGTTTTAAATCCATGCCTTTCGGCTCGCTTAATAATGCATTCTTCTCTTGTAGTTGCAAAAATCTTTTTAAAGCCCAAAGACTTAGCTAAATCTAAAATAGTTTTAGTTAATAAATCTAAAGCTTCATGCCTAACTGTGCTTTCAAAGTTTTGGTTGCTTGCCATGGAATCAATAAAACAAACTTCACCTTCCATAAGCCTCAGTCCTGCAATCGCTACAATCTCATCTTTGTAAATTGCTGCATAAGTATGGCCCGGCAAATCAGATGCCTTTACCTCAAATGGAACAAATTTATTAACTTTGTCCATTTCGGTCTTTTTATTTAAAATCCTTACGTTCATGTTATCCCGCTGTATTAAATCTACTAATTGTTGAGTAGCCAGATTTAACTCCAACGACAAAGTTAAGTCCTGACATGGTAAGTCCTGCCCCAGGTTGAACCCCATATGTTGGATCATACTGCTCAATGAACTCAAATTGAACTGAATCGCACTTTTGTTGCTGAAGCATCAAGCGCCACTTTTCAACTTGAGAAGGGCCACCAAACACATAACCAGAGCCAAATACAGGATTTCCGCCAAAGACCGACGCGTAGTTGTCAGGTGTAACGATGAGCTGCTGCGTCGCATTCGGGTTAAAATCGTACGAAACATTGATGAATAATTTATGCGGTGAAAGATATTGGCCTAAGATAAATAAGAAATAAGCTCTTTGAAAGCCCTGAATGCCCGCCATTGCGAACCAATTCGTTTTAAAACGCATTTCTACGGGGTTTTGACCGTCAAGGTAGCTTCCGGGGTTCTCAGTAAACAAACGCCCGTATTGGTCAAAATAAGTGTGTAATTGGTTGTATAACGTAGCAGCTATTGAGCCAATGCCAGTAAAACTACCCCATTGCTGGAAAAAATAGTCATACATAAGCGTGATGCCGCTATCCATGATAAATCGCACTTGATTGGTGTTTGGAATGTTTAGTGCCGTAATCGTTTCGGCTGTTGTCGTATAATCTTCAACTTGGGAGCCGATGTAATTGGTCGATAAATCCCTTCCCAACAACCAAATGCCTTTGTCAGACTGAAACATCAGGCCGTTAGGAATAAACACAATCGACTTTGGGTATCTGCAACCAACGGTACTTGTGATGAATATGGGCTCGCTGTATTGGCTATTAGCTCCCGTTGCATCGGGTCCCGTGCCGTTCAAATAATAAATAGCATCTTCTTTAAAAATAATGAGCTTATCGTCCATGGGCGCAAGAGCGGTAACGCTTCCCGTTGTGCCTTGAGCGCTTTGAGTAGGAGAAATGTAGAGGGACTGAAAATCAGTCATTTCAACAGGCTCGCCAGGAACAACTAGCTTTGAGTAATAAATAATGTCCGGATTTTCAGAGCTAACAACCCACAATCGATTGTCAAAAATCGTAATTGCGGAACAAGGAGGACCTGATTGATTCGGTAAGATTCCGCCATTGGTGTATAGAATTTCGTTACCGATAATCGATGCATCAGCTTGTGTGTCGGTAAATGTAATAAAATTTACGCTTGTGTCATTTAAAGCTTCCCCAACAAAAGTAAAAACTTGTTCGGCTTGTGACCAACGAAAAATTTTAATATAAGTATTTGAGGTTTTGTAACCAAGCCTCAGAGTTGCAACATCAATTTGTACGGCATCATCTGGAGCCACTAAAGTAATTGCTACTGGTTCTGACGGGGCGCTTGTAACCACATTTCCTTGATTGTCTATCCACTCATAAACAACTTGATACTGGTACTGTTGCGGGGTCATGCTCCCTGTTGTAAGGGGGCTAAGAGCCACGTTTTCTGGATAAAGTAGAAAATTATTTTCTACAGGCAAAACTCCGTCGTATGACCACTGAATCCCGCCTGAAATATTTAGGTTGCTGCCAAGCTCTGCTGAATAAACAGGAACACCGCCAACGGTTAGGCTTAATTGATTTATTCCTGCGGGCTCTGTTGCTCCGGTTGCTCCAGCAGCAACAGCGGTTTTTCTTAAGAAAGATAGCTTTGCAACATTATCGACAACTGAAACGCTTGGAACCCCTCTGGTCACATATCCATCACCGTTTGTGTACGCAAATTGCGCAATCACATTTCCAGATAGGTCTGTAACAAAATAACCGTCTTGATTTACATCTTGATGGGTTGTTACGACGTATGGAACATTATCAATTTCAAATACTTTAGAGCCAAGGCCGTTGCCGTCTACAACAAGCGTTGTGCTTCCAACTGTTCCAGCGGTATTGACGTCTACTTTTCTTGTCGAGTTATTTGCAACGGTATTATAGGAATATTCACCCTGTTCTTCATAAATAATTGTGCAGACGCCAGATTTTGACAAAGAAGTTATATTTTCAATGTTAAAAAATCCCAGAGAAGTAAAATATGTTGTTGGTGCTAAAACAGAATTTAGATTTAAATCTAAAATTGCAACTTTTCCTTCGGCTGGAATCCCAGCGCTATCGTAATAAACAACGCTCAAATTGTTGAAAGAAGGATCAGAATCAAAAGACAAGGACATAAAATAGGCTGTTATGGACGCTTCCACTAAGACGGGAGAGCCTACGTTAAATCCAACATCAATAATTGCTGCGTAAACACCGTTTCCGCTTGCTCTGTTCCAGGCAACATATAGGTTTGATTGACCAACAACCAAATCAAAGTTGCCGCCAGATAAATAATCAAAGTCTGTTGAAATTGTGCTTGGCGCGGTTGGGGTGAGATTGTTTACAGGAATTCGAATAAACTGCAGTTGGTCTGCTGCCCCAACAAGAACGCTGTAAACAATTACAAAGTGATTGTTGTACAAAATTACCCTAGGGCTTCCGTTAGGATTTCCCCCAACGCCGGTTAGGGCCGTTCTGTTCAAAATCATTTGTCCGGTGTTTGCATTTAGAATTGCATATTCGTAACCAAATGAACCGCCGCCAAGGCTTGTTGTGTAGGCCACGCAGGTCAAGTCGCCTGAAACGGCAGAATCAGATTGAATGTGATTAAAGATGTTTTTAAGAAGTGACTTTGATTCTACTTTGCAGGGCCTGTAGGGGCCTCGATTTAAAAATGTGCCCCCATCTTGATAAGCAAAAAGACTGTCTCCAAGAAGCGTTAATTGGTCTTTGAATGTTGCAAGACCATAAACATTTTCGTTTGGAAGTGAGCCAATTTGCTCAAAGCCATTTCTTTTTTCTAATCTGCCAATTTTATTAAAAACGGTATTTTCTAGATTTAGAAAGTTACCAACGGGCACTTGCCATGGATCAGTCTTGGTGTCCAAACCCCGCCCAAAATTGACAGCTACTTGTTGTTTTTGTAATGCCATTTATAGCTCGTACACCACAAGTTTACAGTTATTTACTTCTGCCGTATTTCCAAACCCTGCACTTGCTCCGATGCTTACGGTGTAAGTTCCGGCCACTGCCACATGAACGTGATTTAGGGTGCCAGGCAAAACTCTGTTTGATAAATTTCCGCTAGCGCCAGCAATAGAAATTTCTTGATTGATTGAGTTTGGCGTTACGCCAGTAATTTCAACATAAAAAGTAGCCGATGCAGACGTTGCTCCGGTTGATCTAGAAACGCCAATAAAAGCATTGGCTCCGCCAGAACCGTCAGCAATTAGTAAAATCATGATTGGCCTACCAGTTGTAGTAATTGACACGCTTAAATTTGTTACCCCGACCGGCGTTAAGCTGGTTGTGGTAAAGGTTCCTGAACTTGAGCTAATTTGTTCTCCAAGGGCTGCTAGCTTTGGCTTTGTAACGGCACCATTAAGAATTTTAGCTGTTGTGATTCCGTCATCTTTTACTTGTAAATTATTTGTAACAATTTCAATGCTTGAATTATCTGCATCTATGTTTGCTGACATAGCTCCAACAGAACTCATTGTAACAATCTTTGTGCTTGCTGGAGGAATCGGTAAAGTAACTTGAAGATTTGCTGCAAGGCTGGGAGGAAGAACTTGCATACCGAAAGAAGACACAACGTTGTTTCTTAAAGTAATCGTTCTGCAATCAACATCGGCTCCCACATTTGTCGCAGATTGAAATCTAAATGTTCCAGAGCCAGATAAGTAGGCTGCACTTGCGGTACCAAAAGGAAGACCTGAAATAGTTCCCGCTGCTCCAGCCAAAGAATTGCCATTGGTAATTTGTACGTTGTATGCGCCAGTCCCGTCTTTCCAATAAAGATTATCTCCGCTCATGTATACAGAGCCGTTTTCAGAAGGAGCTAATACTTGATTAACAAGAGCGGTTGATTTTAAGTTAGTCACCGAATACGCATTCATGTTCAGATTTTGCGCAATGGTCAGTGCGTTTAATGGAATTAATGCACCTTGCCCGCTTGTGTGATTGTGCGAATCAATAAGATTAAAATTTTGCTGTATTTCTTGTGCGTACTGTGGACCCGGAGTTGTCGTTGGTACCGGTATTGTTAAACCCATGTTTGGTGATGCCATTTAAAATACTCCTAAGTTTTAATTATGTAATAAAACGCTATGCAAGCGGGTCTTGTTTCCGCATCTGTGCTATTTACTGTAATATTTGCTGTGCCGCTTGACGTCGAATAAATATTTGGATTTGTTGGCACCCCTAATTCAGAGCCAAGTCCGCCAGTTGTGTTGCTTCCCGATATTCCGTGACTGTGACCACTATCTGTTGCTGTTAATCCATTTACTGCTGTTGCATCATCTTGTTTTTGTCCCAGCGTTGCTGCGGTTGGAGGAAAATTGGTTCCGCTAATGGTTTGCTGCCCAACGCCCCTTACAAAAATACCAGATGTGTTTGGAAGCCTAAAATTGCCGGCTCCTTCTCCCCCTGTATTGTAAGTTGTTCCTATTGCGGAATACAGATTTGCATAAGTTGTTTGGCTAACAACAGAACCGTCACACACAAGCCAGCCCGAAGGTACACCTGAGCCAGCAAACATAACCACTGAGCCGCTTGGAGTAACTGATAAATTATTTACTGTTTGATTTAATGTATTCACTTCTTGATTAAGGTTATTTACGTTAGTGCTAAGCTCATTTCCCTGTTTAATTGATTGATCTAAAATCGATTTCCAACGAGTTGTTTGTAAACTGGTAGATAAATTAATTGGGAGAAGCGATTTAATTTTCTTTATGTCGGCCATTTACCAACCCGATCCGAAAGGACCTCCCCAACCGCCGCCGTTAGGTCCAAATCCGTAAACGCTTCTTACATCGCTTACAGTGTCAGCCTGTCCTTCGTCTCTGTTGGGTGCAGATTCCTCAATTCGTTGTTTTAAATACGCAATCTCCATATCGAGTTTGCTCGTATCAGATTCTTCTTTGTCGAGAGCGTATTTAGCAGCTCTTGCAATGATGTAATTTGTCCAGCCATTGAATCCGTCAGTGGTGTCTGTTTCTTCTAGGAGCTGAGCTCTTCTAGGAACGTACCATAACCCAATAGGCTGATTAGCTGCGGGTTGTGGAATGAAACGAATAGCATCTCCGACAAGTCGGTACTGCAAACCAAAGACACCATAAAGCGTGCTTGAAGTGTTGGGGAAAATGTAGCGGTTTCGATCAATAAAGTTGTACTTCTGAACGGTGACAAACCCATTCGGAGCGTTGTTAAGTCCAAGATCAACTCCTGCTAGTTTATAAATAGGCGGAGGAACAATGTTGTTACCCTGCCGGTCTTGAAAAGTAGTAATGCCGTCCGGTAGCGGATAGGTTGCAGTCGAACCGTTCGTTGTAAAGTAAACCGGATCATGTACCTGATAATCCTCATACGTCGTTGTAATAAGGTCATAAAGTTCATCCGCTGCTAAATTGATATAAGAGTTCCACTCGGGCAAAGTGACAAAGTTAGAATTGATTCTATCTGCCTTTTGTTGAGACATAAGTCGCAATTGCTGCAAGCTCATATGCCCAGCAATGACAGGGATAATAGAATCAGGCGTTGGATACACATATCCAGATACTCCGCCGCCAGGATTAGTGTCTTCAGAAGCAACTCGGTACCAATACTGAGTATTAGCCGTAACCGCAGAATCTAAATATTTATTTACTGTGGGACTTGCAAGTAACGAGTAAGTAACGCCGTCTACGCTTCTTTCAACTCGGTAATTTGTAGCGCCTGGAACCGCATTCCAAGACAAAAGAACTTTGCCGTTGCCTTGTTGTAGATAAGTAACTTGCGGATTTGGAGAAAGAGGAATTGGCATACAACTCCTAAAATTTAAGGGTAGCCTGCCGGAGACTGCAAGCTACCCCTAGTAGGTTTTACAAGCCTTGAACAGTCACGGAGCTGTTAGACAAGTAAAGGCTTAGCACAAAAACACTATTTAGAGCCGGAGCCACTTTTGCTCCCGATGCATCTAAGGCTTGAAGGTACACAAGTCCCCCCCCGTTTACCGTGCTGTTTTTTCGATTAATGCTTAAATTGCCGTTACCGCAGGCTTCGACGTGAGTAGCTCCCGAAACTCCCACTCCTTGTACGGCAGCTGATCCACCAATCGTTCCAGTTGCAGTAGGAACGAAAGCAACTCCAACAGCAGGCTCGATTCCTGCTGGAAGTCCGGCTGCACGCCATTGAGCATCAGTTGCAGTTCCCAAAGAAACGATTACGCAAAGTTGTCCTGCAGTTGTAGAGGTTTGAGTTGAGCCATCTAGAGGAGAGGCTACTTGACCGAATCCGCCAAGAAGTCTTTCGTAAGAATCTTGAAGCTCAACGACAATGATTCCAGCTTCTGGATTAGGATTTCCAGCAGAGGGAGTTCCAACGGTGTTCATGTACACGTTTTTAACTCCGCCGCCTTTTACAAAATTCACGCCGTCAGGAAGTGTGTTATCTACTACGAATGATACGGTGACCAAGCAAGGGTAAGCTTGCATTTGGTACATTTTATTAGAAAGCCAATTTCGATTAGCCATGATGAGTGTCCTTGTCTGCCTTTAATAAACCCAGCAACGAGGTAGGCAGAAACCCCGGCGAGTAGTATCCCAAGGACATCTTGGGCTTACACAACTGTATTTTTAAGCCAAAAAAACTTAAGGCGAGAAAGGTTTTATCCCTTCCCGCCTTAAGCTAGTGTTCTTTACGCATCCTGTCGAGTCGCTCAAACTCGATCGGCACTATGCCGACAATGTAACTCTAAGGTTATACCCTGGAGCATTGCAAGTGTAATTGTAGTAAGCGCCGACGCGTACTTCGAGCGCGTCAGAGTTACCAACTCGAAGACCTTCTAAGCCTTCAAGTCCGTAAGTAAGAATATGAGGAGCCTTGCCCAAAGAGCGCAGCTTCCAAGTATCCATGCTCAAGCACCAGCCGGTTAAAGGCTGGCAGCTTCTGTCGGCCATTACAGTTACATATCCGTAAGCACTGTGGAAGCGAATGCCTTCGAAGGCAATGTTAGCTTCTTCGTGTTTTACGTCTACATACTGCACTTTAGCTCCGAGCGCGTTTTCTAGTGCGCTGTAGCTTTGGAATGACAGAATGAGCGTATCTGGATCAGCTCCTTCTCGGTTTGCAAATGCAAGAGCGTTAACAACGCCTTCTTCGATTGAGTACGAAGAAGCGTCATAACGAAGACCTGCCAAACGAGTTGGGTCTACGCTTCTGTTTACTCCCCAGAATGAATCTGAAAGAGATGGATCAGTTGCAGGCACCCAGGCTGAAAGCCCAGAAGCAGCAAGGTAAGATCCAACAGAACCTAAAGGACCAGATCCGGAACCCCCAGCAGCAGGAATATCACCTTCTACTGTTAAGAAGTTACCGTTTGACCAGTTAGATTGAGGAGCGCCCGATACAACCGTGAACTGGATTACGCCAGTTGATCGATTGACCGAAGAAACCAACGCTAAGTCAGTTCCAGCGTTAATAGGAGCGCCGCCATCAGTTGCAGCAGCTTGGATAGTCATTCCGACTTCAAACTGAACAACGTCTTGTGGATTTTGCAAAGTGAACTGATAAATACTTCCCGAAGGGTTAGTAATAGCAGATCCAATGCGTCCACGAGTAGCGGTTCCCGAACCAAACAATTCAAACGCCATGTTGTTTGAAAGGTTCTTGATACCGCCGTCCATTTGTCGCTTCATTTCGTCAACGAAAGCGCCAGCGTTGGACTTGGTTTGCTCAATAAGCAAATTCGTAATGGTCACAAGTTGGTAATCTTGGATCACATACACGAAAAAGCTTTGGTAAGCGTTAGGTGTTTGGTTTCCTTGAGCATCCGCAAATGTATGCGAACGGCCCATGGGGTTACCATATTGAATTGGAACTGGAATATATTTTCCAGCTAGTCCATCCGTAGATTCGTTTTTTGGCATCAAAGCAAAAAGCGGATTTTTCGAATAGACTAAGTCTTTCATGAAGTCCGAATTGTCTACATACAATTCTTTAAGAACTGCAATAGAACTCGAACTGCTAGCATATGTAGCCATTGTTTTAGTCCTTTAGTTTAAGCTGTAGCCCCTAAAAGGCTGAACCATTCAACCTTGGGACTTAGCTTTTTCAAATGCCTGAATTGCCCGCTCTCTAGCGCTCAAGGGCCGGCTAACCGTTCCTTGATTCGTTAGAGTTGTGGCAGCGGGTTGTTGTTGCTGCAACTCACTTGCTTCTGCCGGTATCTCTGCCGGCTTTCCTAAACGCGACTTAAATTTAGAAAGCTTAGATAGCTTCTCGATTTCAGCAAGCTTATTCTCAAGGAGCTTATCTTCAACTAACCGAGAGGCTTCCTCTACAGCGAGGATGGTTCCTTCGGCGTCAAAGACCTTTCTAATAAGTTCAACCACGGATTCTGTCTCGCCAGTTTCCTTGATTGTTTCAAACGTAGGATCAGAATCGACCAAAAGCTTTACATCATTACGAATCTGGTTAACCGCAGCTTCGTATTGAGCTGTATCACGTTTCGTGAATTGCTCGTCTACTGCTGCAAGTTTAGTTTCTAGTTCCTGAATCTTGTCGAGAAGTTGTTGATTAGGATCTGGATTGACCTGGCCTAGCTGTAACTCGGTCAGGCGATCGTAAGAGATGCCAGCTTCAGCAAGTGCTTTAAGCGGATCAGCTTTGAGTTGCTCGAGATTAACGTAACTTGCTTTATCACGTTCCCAAGTCTCTTGCTGAGCTTTTAGCTCCTGCCGGGCTTTCCGAATCGCGCGCTCTTGTTTTGCCAAGGCGACAAATTGAGGACTTAAGGGCTTCTCGGTCGCTTCCGAAGATGGTTCCGCTTGTTCCTCAACAATATTGGTTTGCTGCGCCAATTCTTGCGGTGCTTCAGCTTGTGTATTTACAGGAGGCATTCCGCTTGGAGGTGGCTCAATGTCCTGCATCGGCTGCGTATATTCTTGATTTTGTTGTTGAACTTGTCTTGGAGCTTGGTGCGGCTGTTTAGAATATTGCTCTTGTCTTGCGGTGCTTCCTGCAACCCTCGGTGCTGCCATTTGTTGCGTAGCACTTGGGTTATTTAATCTTTGTTTTAATGCTTCAACTCTTGCAGTCGTAGGCGTTGGTGTTCCGTAACTGACTTGATGTCTACCTGTTGGAGTTGGTGCTTGTGGTGCAGCAGGGTTTGCTTTTGGTTCTACAGTTAGTGGCATTGTTTTTCCTTTCCTCGTAGCTACGAGATTGTTGTTTTGCTAAAAAGGTTTAGTCTTTTCTTCTAAACTTTCTTCTGGTTTCAACCAGTTTGTTTATTTTTTCTGCTAATTCATTTCTTTTATTAATAAATTCTTGTTGGGTAAGTTTTGATTTTTTGTTTGGATTGTGAAAATCATCATACAACTTGCTTTTTTCTGTATTTAATTTGGTCCATTCTTTTTCATACGGATCAACTTGCTTTGTTGACGGCCTTCCCTTTGGCTTTGGTCCGCCTTCAATCTCAATAGGAACAACAACGTTCTTCAAGCGTTCTTCTTCTGCGGCTCGTAGCTCGGCTCTTTTTTCGTTTATTTTTTTAGTTTCTCCTGTAATTAATTCCCAGCGCCTTTGATCTTCAATTAACTCTCTTTCAACTTGGTCAAGTGGAACATTTTCAAAATCTTTCAATTCTTGAGTTAATTCCTCCAATCGCCTTTTTGCATATTTAACTTCATCTGCAGAGCTTCTTGGATTGCTTAAATCTTTTTTCCATCTATTTAATTGTTCTTCTAAATTTCTTTTTCTCCAGCTCATTACCTCTTTGGCAACTTCATCAATCGGCTTTCCTTGTTTTAAAAGACTTTCAACCGTGCCGCCCCCAATATTGGTAACCCTGTCTAAGGCGTCTTTTTGTGCTTTTGCCGCAATTTCTTCCGGCGTGCGAGTGACTTCAAAAGCTTGTTTTGCCTTTTCTTTCATTCCCTCAAATTGTTCAAGTTTCCTTTCTCTTGCAATAATATCCATCATTGCCATTTCTTTTGCTTCGCCCTTTAAGTTTTTCGCTGCAATTTCTTGTTCTATTTTTTTAATTTCGTCTTGGTATTTTCTCGCTATATCAAACGCGCTTTTTCCTTCGCCCCTCAACACCTTCCAACCAGTGGGAATGTTTGCAGCAGCTTGAGCGCCAGGCACATGGGAGATTTGTTCAAGTATTCCTCCTTGTGGCTCTGGCTTACCCGCTTCGGTAAATGCATAAGCGGCAGGAGATGTGAGATTAAATGCAGAGGTTGCAAAGTCTAAGCCTGGAACGTTTTGAAGTGTTTCACTTGCTTGTTGGAATGCTGGAACCGTTGTTTGTCTAATGCCTTGTAGCCAGCCTGGAAGGTCTGATTCAGCTAAAGAAGGATTTTTTTTTTGATCTTCCACCATACCGCCCTCAGCCATCATTGGGATGCCTCCGCCAGTGGGCGCGGGTCCAGGTCCCATTGGCAATAGCTCACTAGTGGGAAGTCCTTGCGGTACAGCTAATTGATTACTTGGTTCAGGCGGCATCATCGGCGGCTGTGGCATTGCTGCCATTTGTAAATCTTGAATCTCAGCAAAGAAGTCTCGAAGCATTTGCACTTTTTCTTCTTCGAGCTTGCAAGTGGAGTACAGGTTTATGTACTGAGTTACGATTTCAGTAGCCTTTGCAAGGTTCATAAACTGATCAGGCCCTTCGTAAACGCCATTTTCAATTATTTCATCAAGAATGTAGTAAATTCTTTCTTCAGAAGCATTTGCAAGCGTTTCAACTTGGCCAAGATCAGGAAAATCAAGCAGGCGACGCCCTTCTTGAATCGTCACCATGTTACTTTGAATCATCTCAGTTACTTTTTGCAGTCGTCCTGCGGGGTCTTTTGGAAGCGACGATTGAACGTAGGCCTGAATAACGAACGGGTCTTTGAGCATTTTGATTTTAGGAAGCTCGATTTGTTTGCATCCCTTTTTTCTGTCTGTAAAGATTGTAGTATAGCTTCCATCTCGCTCCGCGATATCAAGGGCCTTATCAATAAGCTGGTAAGCCAGATCCACATAAAAGTTTGTATACCTTCTTTCTAACGACGCAAATCTATCCGAGTTGATGTCCTGATATACTCGTTGTGCCTCTCCTGAATTGAGACCCGATGGCTTTTGGCTTGTCGCCGAAAGCATGGACAAGCCCTCTTGCTCAAAACCGAATTGTATGAGTCGTGCTCTTTCTTCGTACAACTCGGGAGCATTTGATGGGCTAGTAGCAAAAATAGGAGCGGCACCCCTATACTTTATCACTGTTCCTACTTTATTTACAAAACTTGCCGTGTTGCACTTAGAACCTTCCTCAACAAACACTCTTGGTACACCCATCGTCCTAATTGATTGTGCAATAGTAATTAATAAATCATTGAGCGTTAATTGCGTGCCCATTAAAGATTCGGCAACGCCTTGGGCCCAGAATCCTTCAGGTCTTTTTTTGTGGTGCAAAAATACAAAAGGAAACTTTTGCTTGGTCCACTTTTCGCCGAATAGCTCACCCTCACTACAAACAATCGAATGCCATCCGTCGTTTGTGTCTTCTCCGCTTGGAAGTGCCCAGCCCTCTACAACAACAACTAAATCAGCAACACTTCTTGATGCATCACTTTGTTCTAAGATTCCTTTGTCTGCAGCAGCGGCCATCGCCTTGTGCTTAGGAAATGCGCTCTCAACCATGGCGCGATCCATGTACTTAACTTGATACATTCTTCTTGGGTCACCGAATCTTGATTCCTCAAGGTCTACAAATAGCTCGATAGGCAAAACGCGCTCGATGCCAACCTTTTTGTCCATGGTTTCATGGATTTTTAATACGCCTGTTCCCTGGACTAAAGCATCGGTTAGGATTTGTTCTCCTATCTCGTATGCCTTAGTCCGGTAGAACTCCCCCAAGATAAAGTCATTAAGCTTTTTAGCTAAATTTCTTTCTTTGTAATCGCCGTTGTCAGTTAGGAATACAGGAACGGGTCTATCCTGTGTCAATCGACTGACAAGAGTGTCAGTGACCGATGAAATAAGATTGTAGGTGGGTCTTCCGGGAGCAATGTTGAGTGGATTACTTACTTTGCTGAATGCCGGGCCCGCATAACCGACCATGGGCTTTCCAGTATATAGTTGACTGTAAACCCTCGTTTCTTCCGTTCTAAACTTTTGCCCTTGTTTGAGAAAAGCTACCGTAGCAAGAAGTTGGTTTTTTCGTTCGGTTGCACTTTTCGCTTCCCACCAACGGTAGCCTTTATTCAATTGCATACCCATGTCAGTGGTTTTGTAAACTCTTGTAGCTCTACCGGAATTTGACTTTAATGTAGTTTTTAGGCTCATTGTGCGGTTTCTTCAATCGGTGTCATGGGGTGAATCGCAGAATAAAACAACCTTTCTTCTTCGGTCATTTCAGGTTCAATCTGCTCTTCCGCTTCCTGCCTTCTTTTGTATTTAGAAACAGGCACTTCTTCAGAAAGCTTTAGCTTTACCCCGTTGCATTCGTACTCGGTAACGCCTTTGTCACGAAGGACTTTTAATAATTCTTTTAAGTCCTTTAATTCCATTAGCGAGATACTCGTTTCTTTCTATCAGTCATGATTTGACCAACAAGTTTATTGCTCATCTCAACAGGCTCAGCATCGTGCTCATCGTCTTCAACATAGTTGTAATTAGAAAAATCCATTGCGGGTTCAAAATCTGGCTCTCTTAATCTTTCTTCTTCGTCAACCATTCCGCCTTCGGCCATTTTCTTTCTTTCGCTCATGATTTGATCAACCACTCCGCCCATTGCAAGCTTTGCAACTTCACTTAAATTCATGCCGGGCTTTTTCATGGTAGCAATTTGATGCTTTAGTCTTGCGTCCATTGGGGGTTGATTGTGTGGGTTTAGTTTTTGGTTTTCAACCATTCCACCTTCTGCGTAGCAACCTTGGTTGCATTTTACTCTTCCGCCATGGGCGCACATTGCTTCTTTCATCATTCCCCCTTCAGCCATGTTGGCTGTTTTTTCTGCTTGTTTAAATGCATCAGCCGTAGGAGCCCCTTCGCTTCCAGGCTTTCTCATCTTTTCGCCGCTTCCTTCGGCAATTCTTTCACGCTTGGCGTGTATGTTTGCGTATAACCCGCCGCCCTTTGCCATGTTTCTGCGCTTTACTGCGTAGGCAATAGCAACTGCTTGCTTAGGGTCACGGCCCGCATCAATTTCTGTCTTAATGTTCTTTTCTAAAGTCTTTTTAGACTTACCTTGGATTAGAGGCATTACTCATGCTCTCCTTCAGCGTGTGGCATTGCGTCTAGTAGATAGAATGCGCTCGTCAAAGCATTTGCCATGCCTTGAACGTCTTTTCTCTCCATGGATTTTAGTAGTTCTTCAGCAGCAGCTTCAAGGCCAAGGTTTCGTGGGCGAGGTTCTCGCTCACTTCGGTGCTCTACAACTACGCCGCCAGCTTTTTTATCTTCTTCTTTGAGTACAAAGGGTAGGGACATTGGGAGTTCCTTTCGTTACAAAACTGTGTTTTTAAGACAAATTTGGATAAATTTTGTTGAAATTTAATCAAAACAAAGTAAAAAGGGCTCACGTTTCCCCCAGGAAACAGCACTGAGATAGGGTTGCTCCGGTCTAGCAAGCACAGTCAGTCCCTAAACCCAAAACACGAAAACGGGGCGGCCCTATCTTTTTAATTTCTTTAATTTCTGAATGACACTTTTAAGTATCGTATGCGTATCGAGGTTGTGCTGTTCTTGTTCTGTCGTAAGCCAACTAGCTGTATATACTGCCTTTTTATCAACCGCCACGACTTCACCAATCACCCGACAGAGTATGGGCTCACTGATGCCTCCGACGGTTGAGACATGGTCGTAAAAATTGATTTCTACTAGGTCGCCCTTTTTTATCTTTTGTAGACTACGTCTTTGAATAGGCATTGATGTGTCCCCTTCTCAACATAAATCTGTACTAATTGATGAAAAAACGCGCCGCTCGGCTTATGCCAGGTAATTCCAAAGCCTAGGGTCCAGTCGGATATGTCTTGTATGTAGTCGGCCGCCTGGCGCTGATTTCCAAGCCATCCAATGTTTAGGGCAACGAAGTCTTCTCCGTGGGCGTTTTGAATGTGGTATTCCTGGATTTTGTGTGTGTGTCCGAAGATAACAGACGATCTAAACTTTTTGACCATTGAGGCAGCTGGGTTTTCGCCAGCACGAGAACCATGCACGCATACAAGATTGCCAATAACGTATTTACCCATTTGGCCATAGGGGATGTATTTAATATCTCGAGGTAATCCCATGCACTCTTCGGCTTTAAAGAGCCCTGAGAGTTTCGGCGCTTTTTCATGGATGTATTTTATCAATCTCTTTTCGTGATTGCCTTCTAAATAAACTAATTCTTTGTGTGGCACTTCTCGTATGAGTTCATCAAGCCCCTCCCTAGCTGCCGCCATTTCATCTTTCCACGTTTTAAAATCCATTTGCGGGTCAAGCAAATGACGAGAGACTGAGTAGAAATCAAAGAAGTCTCCGTGAATAACAATCAAATGTGGTTTGAGCGCTTTACCTACATCGAGCAATAACTTCCACGCAGCTTTATTAACGAACGGATGATGACAGTCGGAAACGTGTAAAACCCTTTTAAGGTTACTCAAAGTTCACCGCCTATTTGTTGTGGAAAAAGATATTGTACTATTCAAACCAAGGTTCTTCGATGGCTTCCAATTGACGCTGTCTATCCCAAGCTTGCTGGTACATCTCTTGTTCCTGTTGTGAGTACCATCTATCGGTATATGGCTCAGGGGCTTTAGGTTCTTCTTTGTAGACCCAATGATACGCTTCTCTAAATGCATAAAGAACCGCGTCGCAAATGTCTGAGTGAAACGTGTCTTTTATCTTTAATTTATCAGGATTTGGATCATCCCGGTCCCATTCCAAAAGCTTACTGTCTTCAGCAAATCTCGATTCCTTTTTAGCCATAAACCTTTGCGTACGAAGCGCATCGTTTAATAGCTCAATGTATTCAAACTTTCTTTGCTTCTCAGCGGGCGCAAGGGGAATGGAGTAACGCCTTGTAATTTCTTCT